AAGAGGATGCAGGGTACTTACCGCTAGGTAAGATTTGTGCAGGTTGTGTTGTTTGTTTTAAGTATAATTAACCGTTCTCTTCGTCTTCGCTTCATATCTTTTTTTTATTTATTTTATTTATTTTGGTTTTTGTTGTATGAAGTTAGATCATCAAGGCTCCGAGTGATTCCGACGCGGCCATTGCGAGGGCGGCTGCCTTTTCCGGGTTGTTGAGAGCCCAGGTGGCGGCCTGCATAGCCTTTCTCTTGGCGACGCGCTTGATCTTGTTCAAATGTCCGTCGTTAGACGAGCATAGAGGAACATCAGTACGCAAAGCGTGGAGCATGAGGTCCATAGAACCCCAAGGTGGTTGGAAATCCATAGCGAATGATGGATCGAGAGTGTAATAGTTGAGAGTGATGTGTACCTGCAGGCGGAGGACTTGGCCTGCGTTCATTCCTTTGATCCCGAAATAACCTCGGGGACCAGTGACCAGCTCAGTCGTGTTGGTCAAGGAATAGGCTGCGATATCGTCATGTAGTAAATGCCAGTGAGCCCCTCCTTCTGTCTCACCTTGTGAGGCCAGGCGACCCTCATAATTGTCAAAGGGTCTAGAAGCGATAGCTTGGTAATACTCTCCATTCACAGGCGAAAGTTCTTCAGAGCATGATGCGACAGCAATCGATCCCTCGTTGTTGAGGGTGGAGCCTTGGTATGTGACCAAAGCGTCCATATAGGGAATGCAAATCTTATCAGCGACACTGAGTACTTTCTCCCATTCGGGAGCGAAGACATCAAAGACGCCTTCAACGGCGGGACCTGACTTACAGGTTCCCGTACCAGCCGCATAGACAAAAGTCAAGGTACCAGTACAATTGCCAGGAGCAGTCGGAGACTTTCCCCGTGCATACGCGTGGACACCTATGGCGTCCACGGTGGCAGGAATAGCCAACGTGCCCGAAGCAATCGTGGTCCCAAGCATCGTGTCAGCAGTGATAGGTCCGGAGACCCAAGCACCGCCAGCGACATGGTAACGAACATCGAAGTGGTAGGACGAATCATCGCCCTCAAGAGGAGTGAAGTTGACACCCAAGGAACAACCAGCCACGGAGTAGAACGGAATCCCAATGTCACCATCGAGAGTCATAGATTCCACTTCGCAGCCAGCTGTGGCCTGCAGTTCGCAGCCTGCGCCAGCGTACTGCTTCTCAAACTTGCAGTTGATGGAGAGAGCGTTCTCAACAATCGCCGCAGCATGAGTGACCATCACCGGACGAGCAATGTCAGGTTGTACCACAATGGCAAAATCTGACATCCCAGTGATATCCAAAACTAGGGGGTAAGTAACGGCCCCGGCCCGGGACGGACACAAAGAAGGAACAAGGTTGGGTCGGTAATCACCGGGGGAAACGACGTGTTCCGCAAAAGTTGCGAAACGTGGGTTTCTCTCAATGATAGCGGCCACATGCTTCTTCTTAGTGACTGATCGAGCGATATTGGATTTGGCTGCCTTCGAACTCATTACGTGAATACGAAAAGGTTGGTGGTGTAAGAATATAGCTTCCTACGGAGCTTCTGGGCCCCAACACTAACGACACCTCTGCCGGGTTGCTTTTAACGCCATCCCAAGGCGGACAATCCATTAGACGGGTCCCCTGTCACCCCGGGGCTTGGGTGTTTTGGGGGAGCTGCGACCACCCTTTGTCTCTTCTCTCATCTTATTCTTGGGAGAGCGTGAGACTGGTGTGTCACTGTCTGCGGAACTGGTTGAGGCGGTTGTCTCCGCCTGTCGGTCTTTCCTCCAATTAGAAGAGGAAGACCCGGGTCTGGGGGCTTTAATCACATCCTTATGCGGAACACGGAAGGTTTTACTAATGTGTGGAAACTTGCAATCTTTACGATCACATGTGCCACGCAGAAAATTGAAGCAAAACTTCTTGGGGTGATGGTCAGGACACCGGGGTGTCTGACAACCGAGCTTTGTGAGGTGCCTGAAGCAGACGATGGTCTCAGCATTCGTCATTGGTACACCAGTGAAACAACCGTCAACAACTGCAGAAATGCCCGTGTCCGAAATTTGGTCAATGACCGCCATCGGTTCGGGAAAGTCCGCAAGAGTCTTGGCTGTATCCATGGCGCGCTCCCACGCTTCATATTGTGAAACGGAAATCTCATAAGAGTCAAGAAAGTTTGCTAAAGCTTCTTCGCATTCAGCAGGATTAGGAGGCAAGAAAATGGGGTCCGCCCAGGTTTCCATGATGCGCTGGCTCGTGTACCTTGTCTTATCCTTGAGAGGATACTCGGCAAACACTTTGGATTGCCAAGTGGTGACCCACTCACCACTTGGCACCAGCCGCAGCACGTTCCGCGCCCACACGCTAATTACAGGGGTTCTTGAATCAGTAACCCAAATGGACACGGCCTTACGCCAGCACATAGTCTCTAAAGACGCGTTATCAAGCTCGTGAGGGCTGATATGCAGTTTGCCAGCTGCACGCGCTATGTCATGGTGAGACCTAGTACTGGTGAATGGATCGGGGTACACACGGCCCAGGAAATCAATCTGATCCCCTGGCCCCCGCTCGGCTATTTTGATTGTTAACCCGAGTATATCCATAACCTCTTTGGCTTTCTTGAGGTCTGGATAGCATGACAACCCATCGTCACCACCATATATACCGAGTGCTTCCCAAGCGTCCTCGATTGACAACCCGCTGTACCGAAAAACAATGTAATTCGCGCGCATGTTGTGTATAGTGTTGCGACATGAGGTGTCTGCTGAACCGGATACCATCTGAAACAATATGAAGAAGAAACGACCGTACTTCGTCACGTGCACCAGATCATGTAGACAGTCTAGCATTGCATTTAGTGTGCTCTTGTGGTTGGGACCGAAAAACCGAAGCAAATCACGGCGAAATTCGTTGAACAGGAATTCACCTTGTGTACCGTCAAACTTACTGAAATCAGTTAGCGTGACCTTAACCTTACCCTCCAAGATGCGCCGCACACGTCTAGCAACCCCCTTAGGGGATTTACCAAATGCGTAGCAGGGGCAATGGAGTTTAATGGCCTTCACCAATGGTTTGATGTAAAGGCTATAAAATAAGACTAGGGGTTTGGGCACATCTTTGATGTCGCGAGGAGCCTTGACACCAGGATAAGCTTCGACCTTTTGAAAGGTTGACCGGATGCGCCTGTCAAGCGCGTCACCCTCAGCGGCTACGCTGTACTTCTTCTTGTCCTTTGGCGAACAGGAGTCCAGGAAATCCTCGACGGTATCTGGCTCAACCAGACCGATCTTGGAAAACAAGTGCTCCCGAAAGTCATCGGAATATGTCTGAACCCAGTCAGGGATCTTCCCTTCCGCCGGACGAATGTTTTCAACGCGTTGTTGAACGCAACACTCATCTGCAGAAGCGCTGGAAACCGGAACTACAGCCTCATCGATAACGGCCTTTGTCAAGGCTGTGCCCCGGACCTTGTACTCACAATCCATGTTTAAAAACACCGGATGGAATGTACGTGGGCGAGGTCGGGTATCAATTTCCCCTATGTAGGGGGCGAGGAGCTTGAGCGCCTCTCGCAAGGAGTAATTCCGTTCAGCGGCTGAAATGATCTTAACAGTGGCTACAGAAAATGACGCGCTAGTGCGAGAAGCAGCTAACAGGTCCAAAAAGTTATCTGTGGGCATCAGATAGTGGGTGGTGGCGTTGACCAAGACGGACGTCTGGTCGCCTGCACAAATGTACTCGACTAGGAGAGAACCCTTTTGCATGCGATGGGCTTGCATACGGTGGAGAGCAGAAGTGGTGTAAAGGCTGGACACGGCGAGGTACGAGGTACTGGGGAACGAGCGAGTTGGACTTAACAAGACAAGGGAACGGCCAAAGTCAGAGCAACTGCGATAGTCGACTTTGACGAGGACGGTGTTACCGAATCCTGTGGAGAGCAGAATATGATCTCTACTCCAGTCCCACAAACCGTGTTTATGCGAGACTCCATGGTTGAAGTCCGAGTGCAAAACACCGGCAGAGAACTTAAAGCCACCCTCACTGGTACGGTGGGACAACTGGTCAAGCGTATACGTATACATCACGACTGGGCCCTGGGCCACTAGTCTGAGGAGTTCAATCGAACTCATATGGAAGTCTCGGTCAATCAAGACAAAAAGGGGGTTTTGGGGGATTGGGTCACAGCGGAAAGGCTCAGAAAGACCGTTCGTGTTAGTGTTCGTATAAGAACCCGGATGGAGAGAAGCAATACCCTTCTTAGGGTGGTCAACAAAGTAGGGTGTAATTCCCACTGCCGCCGCTAGTTTCACACAGAAGAGACGAGCCTCCGAGCGACTGGCGGCGTGTTTACTGTGTGGATTGTTCTCGTCCGGTTTGGACACAATGATTGGTTGTTTTCTAAACCCACGACGCAGAGCAGCCCAGCCAGGGCGCTCACTTGCTACTCGGTCGAGACTGCAAGTCAGGTAATGTCGTGAATTCTGCTGAAGGGAGGAAAGGAGTAACCACTCTGATTCAACGAGTAGTTGGGGTTTATAACTCAGCGCAAGTCCTGCGAAGAGGTTGGCGTAAGAACAGCTGGCGTATGAGATCCCTCTAACGGTCCCACAAGCTACAGCCTGGCCAGTGCGTGCGATGGTACTTAAAGTCACCGCAGCCGTATCAATAACAGTGGTTTGATAGTCCACTGGTGTCACGCTACGGTACGCGACGGAGGCTGCTAGGCCAATGACCTGCGCCGAGAAAACAGCGCCCTCGGACAAATCAACTGCAGATTCGGAAATCAGGTTAATTGTCGTCTGGATTCCATCAAAGATGGAACAGTATGTGTCAATGGTAGCAACAAAAGTGTATGGAATAATTTCAAAAAGAAAGGCCATTGCAAACTAGAAAGTGCGAAGCTTATACTAATTTATTCTGCTATGCAGTCGAGTCTCAAACTCTGAGAGGGAACCGGAATACC